GGCGAAGGAGATGTCTGTGCATGTTTACGGCGACAAACCTGTTGACCTATTGGAACGTGCGCGTCCTGGTGAAGATGGTGAGATCACTCACTATCGACTCGAGAACTTTGAGCCTACAACTAAGGCGCCATGCGGTAAGGCGCTGAAGATAGTGTCTAAAATTTTTAACCCCAATTTGTATTCAATCATTTGGCCAAAAGATAACGACAATGCTGAACAACTGAGAATTTACACGGAGTATTACTACCCTGTGTATAATTCGTTGATGGTGTTCAACAAGGACGTTACTTTGAAGAAGATGATTGCCGATGCCAACGCGGTGATGGCGGTAAAGCCACAAAAGATCCCTCAGAATGATGCGTCTAAAGTTAAACCAATAGTTGCAATTTACTGTTCGGAGGAGGTTTGGAACTATGATCTTGATCACTATTTATTTCATATTAAGACTGAGTCGGTATCGGGTGGCGACATTTATACGTTTGAGTACTATGATTACACGCAATATATTCGCTTCACTGCTCAGATGCAGAAGGGAAAAGTAGATAAGGTCGTTGTAAAAGAGCTGGAGTCTTATGAACACAATTTTGTAGATGAGCGTAATGAGCAAGAGATCCCATGCTGGAAGCTAAGGGGTAATACTCTTCAGGTGGTAGACGGCGATCCTGTGTATGAGTCATTTTTTGCGGATGCGCAGCCACACTGGAATTTGTCGTTGATACATGAGAGCGATGTGCTTGGTGCTTTTATAAAGCACATGAACCCACAGCGTTTTGTTGTTGGGGAGGAGTGTACAGCAACCAAAGAGATAGATGGTATAAAACTTAGATGTCATGGTGGGTTTCTTAGGGGTGCAAGCAGGGACGGGTCCGGAAGGGGCATATCTATGCGTTGTGATGTGTGCGACGGTACAGGTAAGGCGGCAACATCTCCGTATGAGACTCATGTTATCCTGAAGTCGAAGCTGGATGAGATGCAGAATTTATCCATGGATCCTATCGGATACGTTAAGGTTCCGGTGGATGCTACAAAGTTGCTTGCAGAACGCGCTGACATCATGGTGCAGCGCGGGAATGCGGCTATTAATATGTTGATCGAGGATTACGTTGGGGCCAATCAGTCTGGTATCGCTAAGGTGTACGATAGGTCGGCGCAGAGTGATACGATATATGATATTGGTATGGCGATGTACGATGTGCATTTCGAAAATCAGTATTACTTTATCAATAAGTATATGAACGCTGTGGCGGATAGCGCTGCAAACAAGGAGACGGATGATAATTTGCCGAAGGTGAATAAGCCCACTAGGTTTAATGTGGAGACAGTGGCAGAGCTTGTGAATGAATTCAGAGAGGGGGCAGCAGCTGGCCTTGACAGGAACTTCATGCAGGCGAAGCAGAAAGAGATTTTATCTCGCGATCTGGATACTAATCCGGATATGAAAAAATATTACATCACCATCGTTGATCTCGATCCATTGTTTGGTATGACCCAGGTGGATATCGACGCTAACTTAGCTAAGGCGCTGGTGAAGAAAGTTGACGCTGTGGTGCATGCAAACCTGAAGCCGTTCGTGGATAGGGCTATTGCAGAGCATGGGGACTTCTTTGACTTGGATAAGCCGAAGAAAGTAGAGATACTGGAAGGTTACGCTAAAGAGCTTATCGCTTCCGAGAAACCTGTCGTTGATCCTGGAATGTTACCTCCAGTAGAGTGAGTGCCGAAGAACTAGCCATACTTATTGAGACATTGATCCTTGACGCGGATAGCAAGTATGCTAAGACGCTTGGTAGATTACAGGGTGTGTTGTACAATGATCTGGCATTGACGCTAAAGGATCTGGAGCTGCAGGATGGGTATATTAAGCAGAGTGCTGCGAATAGAAGAATATTAACGCTTGCTAGCAATAAAATAGATGAGGCTTACAATTCCAATACCTTTACGCTGGCTGTTAGCAATTACATTTCCATTGTGCCCAAGATCGATGCGGAGAATAATAAATATTTCTCCGCATTATCTGCGGAGTTTACTCCTAAAAAAATATATCTCAAGAGTATTCAAAAGGAGTTGGTTCAGACCGTTAATCAATATGTACTACAGGATGGGCTTCAAAGCCAAGTGATCCAACCGTTGAATCAGATCATGTCACAGAACGTTAATTCGGGTGGCAAATATAGTGGATTTATCGAACAGGTTAAGGAATATGTAAAGGGAAGTGAGGCTGTTGAGTCGAGGGCGATGTCCTATACAAGGACGTTTGTGAAGGACACGCTATTTACTTACGCCAGGACATATCAGCAGGCGGTGACCACGGACCTTGGGTTACAGTATTATGTGTATGCAGGTGGGTTGATGGATAAGAGTAGAGACTTTTGTATTGAGCGCTCGGAGAAGATATTTTCAAAAAAAGAGATTGAAGGCTGGGCAAGTGAGGAGTGGAGAGGGAAGAAGAATGGAACCACTGAGAGTTCAATCTTTCATTTCGCTGGCGGATGGAACTGCGGTCATCAAATCATTCCGGTTTCGGACTTTATCGTACCACAAGAAGTAAAAGATAGGCAATAAAAAAGCCCGAGATGTGAGAGTCTCGAGCTTTTTATCAATGGTTTCGCTGTTCGCTACCCTGAGCAACCCACTACAGCGACGATTCAAATATACGGTATATTTGCAACATTGTTGCATTTACCCTAAATTAGCCTGAAAATCAATTAATTATGCTTGCAAAAGTAAGAGACAAAAAAACCAATGTGGAACGTGTGATCCCTCAAAAGGCATACGACCTGATTAAACATCGCTATGTGTTATTGAGCTACCTGAACAACGACGGAACCCCGTCAGATGGTCCATTAAGAACTCAATCGGTACAACAATCTGCTGTACAAAGCACCCCTCAAAAAAAAAGAAGTGTAGAACCTGTGGCGGATAAGCCTAAGCTTACCCGAGAAGATCTTGATCGGATGAACAGAGAGGCCATGGATAAAGCCATCGCCAAGATAGAGGCTGAGAAAGCAAAGCTTTCATCCGCACCAGAGCTTCCTTTAAAACCACAAAACACAAAACAAAATGCCAAAAATTAAAGAGTTCTACACAAAATTGAAAGAGCAGGGAAAAATCAATAACCCTGACTTTGACACATTCCTCGCCGCCCTTCCCGACTCGATCGATGTTCCGGACTCGGTGGTGAAATCATTCGAAGACAGCTTCCTTACGCGCGAGCGCGCAGTAGCGGACAGAGCCATCAACACAGAGATATGGGGCAAGGCTTTGTATCCAGTTGATAAAGAGATCGACAAGATTGCTACTCTTATTGAGGGCATCGACAAACAGACAGCAGATGACATCCGGTGGATGGTAAAAGACCTTGGACCTGGGAAGCAAGTGCCTGACACTTTCAAACAACTCGACAAAATATCCTCTTCACTCCCTAAGATCTTGGACAAAGTAAGGTCAGCGCCAGTGGCTGATGAGGACACAAAAAAGAGACTTGCTGAGTTTGAAAAAAATAATCAAGAGCTTATGGTTAAGTTCAAAGAGGCCGAAAAGACTTACGGTGAACAACTGGCGGCACAAAAGGCTGAATCAGAGAAATCATTCCATGATTTCCGCCTGGATACACAGTTGGAAAGTCTCGGAAATAAATTTACCTTAGCGGAGGCTTACGAGCAAAATCGTGCAGCCATTAATAAAGTAGTGTTGTCCGATATCAAGTCATCACATGATTTGAGACTCGTAGAAAAAGATGGGCAAACTGATATCCAAGTCTATGACAAGGAAGGTAAGCCGAGATTCAATGGTAACACACCTGTTACCCTCAATTCAGTGCTGGAGGAGAAGTATAAGCCGTTTCTGAAACAATCAGAGGCCGCCGGTAAGCAACGCCAGGAGAACCATCAACAATCTTCACAGCAGTCGCAACCAAAAACTGGCGTAAGATCCGGAGCGCGCACAACTGTGGAGTAATACTTTAAATCCACAATGGCATTTAATATCGACATCATCGGCGCCTGTGAGAATATTCGCAGGGAAGCTGAGACACTGGCGGGTGAAAACTACGCCTATAACCTAAAGCGCAAAACAGGTGCTTTGGACTTCATCACCTCTCCCGAGAACGGCGGAGTGGATGCATCACTCATCTCTTATGACTCAGGACGTAAGATAGCAGAGTTGAAGGTATTGTACGATCAACGTACTAAGCCCTGTAACATCTCTACGAACTGCGACCAAAATGTCTGCGATGATGGAGCAACTCCTCTTCGTAAGCAATTCACCACTACCATCTCTGGTTGTATAAAAACACCAGTACGTGCGTATAGCAACAACGATATGGTGGCGCTTTGTAAAGACACATCGGCATTTATGCGCGATCGTGGCTTCTCTGACATCCGCGCGGCACACGAGAAGTTCTCTGAACTTATCCTCGCTGAACTTGACAACCAAGTAGGTGTGAACATCGAATTCGATGGCACCACTACTTCAGCTGGCTCTTACAAGCAAGTACAACTTATCAACACTGCTGTTGATGAGCAGAAGATACCTCTCCCTGGAAACTGGGCAGAAGTAATCCTGGATTACCAGAACAACCAACTGAACGGAACTCCTGCTGTAATTGGCCAGGGTAACCTACAGTTGTTCTACAAACTCCATGATATGTCTTGTTGCAACGCGACGACTCCTTACGGAGATGAGAACGTAGAGTCTGACGCAAGATTCTATTTGGATCAAGCTGCTAACGCAGTGCTTGGAACGAACAAGTTTATCGTTGCCGCTTATAAGGCTGTGCATCTGTTGACTTTCAACGAGAACCGTAACATCAATATCCGTGACGAAGGTCAGGTGCACATTGTGGTGCCAGATCCTTTCGGATATCCATTTGATTGGAATCTTGACTTCTATTTCGACATGTGTACTAAGACATGGAAGAGCATGTACTCACTTACTTGGGGTACATTTAACGTGTTCCAGGCAGATTCATTTGCAGCAACTGGTGAAGAATCATCTCCTGATGTTTCTCCTGATTGTTCTGATGATCTGGACGGAATGCTTGGTGTGTTCGGTTACGAGGCTACTGCAGCTTAATGACTTGCTACCAGAACTATGTCACAGTAGATAGATCAATCCCTAGCAGAAGCGGGCTATATGCCAACGATCTGCCGGGGGTTGAACTAGCTATGGGTGACCTTCTGACTAAGGAGGATCAGGCCAATGCTGATGAGTTTTGGGAAATGATTTGTAAGAAAGCATGGGATAATTTTATCTCGGAGCTTACTCATGCTCTGCAGGATAAGTTCTATGTTGACTCTAAACTCATCTCCCGTGAAACCTCGCAGTTCAACACATCCATAAGCGGAAGTGGACTTTCGGGCGTTACTATTGAGTTCCAACTCCCACGTTACGCAAGGTTACACATTGTGTCTGCTGATATCTGGGGAGTCGACGCCTATTCTTCACCTGAGTTTGAGGTCAAGGTCTTTGATCAGGACGCGTCTGGCGATCTGTTAGGGACCTTCACTCAAGAGACGGAGGAGGGGGCTAATACAATTTTTATTGATCAGGATTTTGTTTCAAGTAAAGTGTTTGTTGCTTTTGATGCTGACATCTACTCGTTACGTCAGACAGAGAACAAACGCTATCTGAATTCACCATACATAAACTTCACCTGCAGAGAGTGTTACTTTGACTGTGGTGGGTATGCTGGACGTATCACCCAGGAAAACGGTGGTGGTCTTAATGTAAAATATAATGTGGTATGCTCTGTGGAGAAATTCGCATGTGAGAACATTAACTTGTTCAAGCAAGCTTTTTACTTCCGGATAGGACTGGAGTTGGTGTATGAGCGCATGCTCGGTAATCAGATTAATAAGTATATGACAATGACGCTGGAGCGTCAGGATGAGCTATTGAACTTTTATGAAACTAAGTTCAACCAAAATCTTGAGCGGTCAGTGAGAAGTCAGTCTATGTTTGAGGATCCATATTGCTTTTCATGCAAATCAATGGTGTCAAAAAGAACTGAGTTACCATGAAAAAGAAAAGTTATAGTTGGGCTGTGAAAAAATCTAAGAAAAAAAAGATGGGAAAGAAGAAAGGTTCTAAGAAAAAATGCTGTGGCTGATGAGATATTAAATATCTCAACTAAACTTAATGCTGCGCTGAAGTCCGACAGGGCCAAACGTGTTGCAATAAACACTGTATTGACTGTACATAAAAAACGAATCTTCCAGGATGGTCTTGATGCTGACGGCGCCAGGATAGGGACATACTCTACTAATCCGATAGAGATTCCAAAAAAGAAGCAGGCGCGCAACACCGGAAAGACAAAATTCGCTGGTGGTTATTCAGAATATAAGACTGCAATCGGTAAAAACCCAGGTTACGTCAACCTTCAGAACTTCGGCCAGATGATGGCCGATTATGGTTTAATGCAGGCTGGTCCTGACTTTGGTCTTGGATACCAGAACCAGCTTAATTACGATAAAAGCATATGGCTACAGGATAAATATGATAAACAAATATTTCACCATAGCCAAAGCGAGATTGATCTTTTAATGAACGTGTTAATGTTTGAACTAAATAAGGGATAATGGCCGGGATAGTTGACAGTATATCGCTTGCAATAGAGACGTTTGTTCTTGACCACTTCGACGGGGCGGATCCTGAGATGCATTTTAAAAGCTGGGGGTTTGTGGAGTTGGCAAGCAGGTCTTCACGTTCACCAAAAACTGGCGGTACATCTAATCAACCTATACCAATGACTATCAATGGTACAGGTCAACGTGAGCAGGTGTCTATTAATGACAGGTATGATTATATACATTGGATACGCTGGGTGTCACCCATCACTAGTGTTGAGAGTGAAGCTGACAGTTGGGGGGTAGTGGAAGGTAAGAGGATGACGTTGCCATTACGTATTGTGGTGGCACATAAAGTCGAGATAGGTGAAAATTTTATATTAGAATTGGTAAACGCAATACCTGAAAATATAATTGTTCCTGGTTTGGACTTTGTGTTTTTAAAATCAGACTATTCCATAGATCCTGACCACGAGGAAATTTATAGAACAGAGCTTGGTGACACGGTATATGAGCAGCATCGGTTTAATTGGAATATTTATGTGATTAATATCAGTGCTGAGTTTGCTATATGTATCCCATCTTCATTAGCCGAATCCTCTCCTGATGAAGAATTTAAAATATACGATCTTACATACGATTCAATATTTGACTAATATGCCAACAATAAAAATAGGCGAGGACGCTAAGATTGAACGCACACTTTATTATAGTGATGGCACAACTGAATTACCATTAAGTGATTTAGTTTCATTGTCGGCACAAATTATACAACACGGAAGAGTGGTTGCAA